CTCTTTAGCTTGTGCGTCTTGTATTGCTTGTGGGTCATACTTAAACCTATCAAGCATTTCGATATTACCATCACCTAAATCTTTATAAGCCATGTAAGACAATTCATTACCAAGCTGATATTGGTTTTCAGTTAACTGGTCTGATTGAATTATAACATCTTTACCTAGTTGCTTAACTATTTGCTTTTTGACCAACTCGTCAGGCTGTTGAGGCATGTAAGGCAACACTTGCTTACTGCCATTTATTTCTGTTGGCGCGTACTTGCCTTTAATGGTATTGAAAGCCATCTTTCTAGCAACATCAATATCAAAGCCAGCCTTTGGCAAGTTAGCCTCTGTTGCCGCTGCGAACTCTGCAGACATGAACACAGGAGCATCAGGAGTACTAAACCATGAGCCGAAAGAATCACTATACATTGACGATAATGCATCAGTGCTTTCTTCCATATTTTCACGCCCTGAAACCATAGCTTTTCTAGTTTCAATTTGCGTAGAGGATAACGATTCGTTAAGCGCTAAGGCCTCTAATGCTTGACCTGAACTCATACCTAAACCCATGTAAGCAGCAACTTGCTGAACTCTTGGTGCTTTAACGTCCATCATTGCTACAGGGTTAGTCTCATTCAGCAAGTTATATTGGTTTGCAGCGCTAGTTAAGTTTTCGCCACCTGTAATGTTTGCCATTTCAAAAGCATTGTTTACAGCAGGAGGTAACACGTTGTACTTAGTTACTATCTGGTTAGTTGCTTGCCATGGATCGCTAGCCTGAGCTAATGATGTGAATTCCTCATCAACTGCTTTCATGTGCTGCTTGTTCTTAGGGTTAATATAACCAGCTTGAATTTCAAACTTTGCCTTCTGTGATTCCTGTAAAGTCTTTTGGTTATCTGCTAACTGCTTAGTGTACCCAATGTATTGAGAGTTAGTTAACGCGCCTTTATCGCGCATTTCCTTGAAGCCTTGCTCGGTGTAATCAATAGAACCTTTATCTAAGTCAATTTTTACATCTGCCGCAGCATTAGCAATCATAGACTTTTGAGCTATAGCATAATCTTGTTTGCCTTGCACAAGTGCGCGCTCTAGCTTGCTAGCCTCAGCAACTCTTTGCTCTGTTGTTAGCATAGATTGCTGTTCAGGGTCGCGTAATGTTTCAATGCTTTGCTCAAGTTGAGGCCATGATTCCGGATCGTCTTTTGTTAACGCTAAAGTATCATAAGTAGTTAGCTCTTTAGCTGTCTTGATTCCTTTTCTTGCTTTAACTCTTGCATCGTTATTCTTAATATCACCAGTTAGCGCCATGGCAACGTCAAATTGATTTGTATCAACAGCCTGTTCAATGTCAGAGGTTAGCTTTAATGCGTTATACTCGCGTTGCTCTTGCTCTGCTTGGCCTAATAGCTTGGCGGTATTTACTTCTACAAGTGCTTGTTTTTCTTCTAGCCACTTAGTGCGCTCTTGCTTGTTAGATATTCTCTCAGCGCCAGCGTTAATGTTTTTAGTCATTTCTTGCTGGTATATTTGAGCTTTAACCTCGTATGCAGGGATATCTTGCCTAGGAACTGACTGTTCAACACCGTTAATAACTTGAGTGTCATTAAGTCGCACCTCTACACCTTCAGGTATCTCACCAGCGCTGTACGATGGCTTATCATAAGCTAAATCTAATTCAGCCTGTGATTTCATCATAGAAAGATTAAGTTGTCTTAATTCCTCGTTAGTGCGCTCCTGAGCTATCTTGTCGATAGTGCCGCCGATGATTTGGCCTGCCTGTGAGATAGCTTGCATCTTTTGTGATTCAGCAGCCGCAATACTAGGCATTAAAGCCAAACCGCGAACACCTGTTCTTACTGCGCCTGGTAATTTCATATTTAACCTTTTCCTGAACCAGTAAATAAACTCTCTGACAGTTTTGCAAAGCCTTGAATGCCCGTTATAGCTGCCTGTGTTCTTAGCTGATTAGATTGCAACTGACCACCAGCTTTCGCTACTGTCGCCTTTTGTCTTGATGATTTTCTGAGCCAGTCTAGTTGAGCTTGATTCTCTTTTTTTACATCAGCCATTACTGCAGACCTAGAGCCGGTATTTTGAATACCGCTAGCCGCTGACATTGCTGTCGCCATGCCTTCAGTTTTCTCTATATCTCTTTGTAGTCGTCTTTCTTCTTCTGCTGCTTCTTGCCCGATAAATAAAGCGTTCATGTCATTTATTTTATCTTGTCGCTTTGATGCCATAAAGCCAGAGCCAGCGCCTAAAAGCATTGATGCGCCGCCGATAATAGTGCCCCACATAAGAACCCCTTATAATTTGTTTTGAGACATTTTACCAAATATCCCGGTTAATGTTAATTTGTACGGCAGTGATTGACTAATAGTAATAGAGCCATCACCAAAACCTAAGCTTTTTACTGATACATCGCCGGTTATATTGTTTTCTCTGTAGCCCATAGGTGTAGCAGGGTAACGAACCTTGTCTCTTTCGCCGTTTATCAATGGTACTGCACTATTATAAACCCTAGCTGTTATGTCACTCCAACGCTTATTAAAACCCATTGACGTACCGGACTGTGAACCGAAGTCAGGCTCTAAAGTGGTTAAGGTTATAGGCATACTTAGACCTATAATAGCAGTATCCTCGAAGTACAGTAGCTCGCCATCACCGTTTTCATCGAGCGTTATATCTGGATGCTGGGCATCGTTTATTTTTACCGTTACCGTTTCGCCTGCCAAGTGTGGTACGGATACACTGAGTGATGTTGTCTCTATCGTTGTTGAGCTGTCCATATAATCAAGACCAAGCTCTTCAAGATAAGTGACAGATTCGCCGTTAATCGTTCTTTGAACCGTCATTGATAGAATACTAAAACCAGCCTTCTCACTGGCACTTATGCCTTGGACACTTCCTACTGTGTGTCTATGCCAACCCATAACGCCGCTAAGTGGGTCGTATGTACAACCGATTAATGTTCCATCATCAAGTAAGCACCAGACTATTGACTCAGGGTTTCTAGCATATGCTATTTGTGTGATTTTTCTCCCTAGCGTTAGGTTTTCAGCGGTAAAGCTAATCTCTTGTGCTCGCCATTGGTTTTGATCTTCTTGATACCTTGTGGCTAACAGTTTTCTTCCATCGCCAGAGATAAACATGACCATACTGCCAATCTTCTTAGCGTTTACAGACTCTCCGCCCTCAGCGCTTTGTTGGGAAACAAAAACATCGTCAGGCGTAATAACCCCTGAAGAGCCGTTAATTAAAAACTCGCCAGAAGTAGTACCTATAACTAAATTTCTACCGCCTTCAATCCACCTGATTCGACCTGATCGAGACAAAGAAAATTCAAGCCCGTCATCAGCGTTAGCGCCAATAGTTAAGTCTTCAAGTTCATTTCCGCCAGTGGACTCATCGTTTGATTTACTACCCCAAAATGTTTGCGGTTTTGACTCGACACCACCCCACCAAGAGCGACCTTGGAAAAAACCTAATGTGGTAGGGTAGTTTCCAGCACCCCATGCTGAAGGCTCACCAGTAAAAGGAACCTCTAAAAACGACCATGTGCCACCGTTGAGATTATAAAGAAGTTTGTAAGGCGCGACATTCTGACACACAAAATACATAGCGAAATCATTAGGAGACATTTCAACGTGCATAGTTCTTATGTCAGACTCAGACCAAGGATGAACAAACTCTATTGCGCCGCTATCAGTAAGGTATGAGGACACAGAGAATAGCTTTCTTTCTCCATATGATTCAACAGGCTCACCAGGGCCGCCACCTAATGACCTAGTATTCTGACAAGTAAACGTAATCCAAAAGGTAGTCAAACCTGAAGGGTTAAACGTTAACTGGCCAGAGTCACCATAAAACAATTGACTGTCTAGGTCTGAAGCGCCCTCACTAGTGCCTATAGATATAGTTGTGTTAGCTGCAATGGTTCCGCTAACCATGGCAGAGGTAAAAGTTATACTTCGGTTGTCATTCTCTGTGCCAGGCGAAACTGTTACCTGTTGGCTTATTCCTGCGATAGCACCGTTTTGTTCTTTTTCAGGGTTTAGTAATGCCGCACCACTAGACCATTCAACAAAAGACGCACCACTTGTGTATATTCTTGACCAATCATCAAGGCTTAAATTGAAAGCGGGGTTTTCAAGTTCTTGCTCGTATACAGTACCAGAAGCACCGTTTAAAATTAATCGACCATCAGCAACGGCTATTGCAGTATATGCCTCTTCTGCGTTCTTGTTTGGTATCAACTGAAAAGCAAAAGGTCTGGCGTAGTTATCACCAAGGTCTTCAATAAAGCTTGTGCCATTTCGTGACTGCATAGGCCCATGCCTAGTAACAATCATGTTCTCACAATCTTCCACGCCGTTTCTATACTGTGCTACATCGCTTCTACACCAGAATCTAGGGGATAATATGCCGGTCGTGAAATTTGTTTGTATAGGATAAATATTCATTAACGAAACCTTGAGCCGATCAATACGTTTGAACGTAAAACTTTAGTTCTACCTGTCATGCCGTCATTGGCTGAAGCTTCATCAAGTAAGGCGTTGTATTCGCCTATCAAGTCAGCCTTTAGTGTTCTGTTCGCTGATACAGGTATTGCTAGCCTATAAGCCAAGTATGTTGATAGCGCTGTGATAAATGAAGCTGTGAATCTGTTTGGATCTTCAACTTTCTCAATGTACTTAACCCACACTTGACTTGATGTATCGGCTGAGATGTATTCGCCTTCTTGTTGCCATTGCAGGTTATTTGTTGTGTATCTTGTGTTTTGATTGCCGCGCTTGTTATCCCAAACTTCTACAACCCTTGCACAGTCTGAGGGTATTTTAAAAGATGAGTCGAAATTAAATACAGGCTCAGTGTCGCTAGATTCTGCTATCTCAATTCGTTTAGTTGCAAAGTTCCAGTCGCGAGACTCTAAAACGAAATCAAGCGCATAAGGATAATGAAGTCTACAAAGATCTGCCTCTGTAGACTCCTCTAGGGGATCGACAACAAAAGAACCGCCGACAAGATTTAACGCTAAATTCCAAATGTCTACGGTACTAGCCATTGATTAATCCTCTTTCTTTTTTGTTGCTTTCTTTTTCTTTTTTGGCATGTAGCTTTCAACTGATTCGAGCTTAATCTTTAACTTAAGACTAATCTCTTTAGCTGAAGCGCCGTCAGCCGACATTGTTGCTATTTTGTTCTTATCTAGCTTGTTAGGTCCAACTTTGAACCCGTCATGCTTTGGTTTTGGTACTGGTCTCATAAATCACCTATACAGCTTGATTGCTTGCGACTTTTATTTCCCTAGCAGCAGCTTTGTTACCGATAAAGTTTAAAGCCTTGCCTAAATACCCTGTAGCTGAACCCGGCGTTAACTCATTAGACATACCTTTAGTTGTGCCGTTGTCCATATACCAAGCCAACCCTGTAGATGTTCCGCCTGGTACTGCTTCGATGCTTATATCAAGCTCAGTTCTTACACCTGTAATAGCCATGATATTCTCCTTTAAAAATGGGGCCAAAGAGAAAGGCTGAGGATCAATCCCCCCAGCCCCTAAACTCTCTAAGCGTCAGCTAACTTAAGACGAACAATGTGTTCATCTTCAACACGTACAGCGCCTAGTTGTTGGAATGCATATAATCGCCACATAAAGCTAGTACTCGGGTCTTCAGCTACGCGAGTGCTTAAGTCGCGGTTAATCTGTAGCCCGATTGCTTTTTGTGTAAACGCTAAACAATCAACTTGATCTACTACTGGCTCTAATAAGCGAGTTGACACAATCCAGTCATAACCTAAGAAGTTAGGTAAGTAACCGTTACGCAATGCCATTGAATCGCCTTGGAAGTCACCCGAGGTAACTTCTAAAAGACCTAGTAATGTTTTACGTTGGAACGGTGAAATAACAACACACTTAGGCTCGTCTGGATCGATGTCATTATCATAGAACTTCATGTCCATCTCGTTAATTAAATCTAACGAGATAGGAGTTGTATAGTCACCAACTTCTTGTGACGCAGGGAATGCATTTAAGTTACCATCACCGTCTAAAGCGTCAGCAGTTGCCGCGGCGATAATCACATCATCCTTATTACGGTTTGAACCCATAGCAAAGTTCTGTGCGATTGCCGACTTAGGTTCAACTAACATTTGCATGATGTCGTCCTGCTCTACAGTATCACCGTTATCATACGGTTTTGGTTGCGAAACTCGGCGCGACCAAGGTGTATCATTCTCGGGTGTAGCCTGTCGAGGGCCAGCTTTCTCACTGAAATCAGTAGGACCAATACGCTCCCAATTATGCGCGGCAGATTGCTTTGACTTAACCGTAACTTGACCGATAAGTCGAGATTGTTTTTGCTGGGCTAGGTGGATTACATTGTCTTCAAAAGTGTCGATGTATGCTTGTTCGATAGAAATAGCCATTAGAGGCTCCTTAATAGTTTAATAAAAATAGTTTAATTATTTCTTTGGACTAATGAGGTTGGTCGATTAGCTACCCAAATAGATTTGTACATTGGATAACAGACCAGAAAGGCTACCTGTTATGTTTATTATAGCGCGTTTGTATTTAAATGTGTACACATAATAAAAACCGCTAATTAAAGCGGCTTTGAATGTAGGTAATCACCTCTTGTAAGAAGGTTTGTTATCGACTTATTGGTGATAGCTTGGTAATAACATACCCAAATAAGCACCATAAAGCAACTAAACCGCCGTATAATAAGACTGCTAATAGGTACGTGTTCATCGGTCTTTCTTCTCCATCACTTCACGAATATGTCTATCAAAATCTTCGCGGTCTTTTAAGTCAACATCATGAATAACCTGCGCACTACCTCTAGCCTTTGCGTTTAATCGGGATTCTTTCTCTATCGAAAAGCGAGCCAACAACAAACGAGCTTCACCCATGGCATTAGTTAAATCTTCGTAACTAATTTCATGGATGCTTATTGTGCTAGCTGCGTTTCTTACTATACGCGAGGCTATCATGCTGCTTTACCTTTAGCTAGTTTACGGAGACTCATAACCTTGTCTTGAAATTCTTTGTGTCTTGGGTGTGATTCATTCCAATAAGGGCTTTCCTTGTTATCCATAATTTCACCTTTTTTGAATAACGCTTCGCTAGGTGTCATTATTTGATCGCCACCTAAATCAGATACAGCGTTTGAGCCCTCACCGCCGCCAATCTTTTGCGATAAAGCGTGGAACCATCGCAATGAATCACCGTCAATGTTACCGGCTTTAGCTAACTCGATAACACTATCTGGTGCGCCAGTGGCCTCTAGTAATGCGATAGCTTTAGAGCTGTTTTGGTCAAACGCTGCGCCCCATTCTTTTTCTACTACGCCACGGCTTTCTGCTTGTTGCGTTTGTTGTGACTCTAACGCTGCAGCATCTAAACCGGCAACAGATTGAACCATTGATTCAAACTGTTTGTTCGTCATGTTTGCATTTAATGCCATTTCGCGCAAGTGGTCGAAGTTACCCTCTGTGCCTTCCGGTACTGTGTAACCTTTACCATCTTCAGGCTTACCCATTGATTCAAATACTTTCGCGTAATCTTCTGGCGTTGTAGGCTTGACCATCAGGTCAGTTTTATTCATTAGCTTGGCATGGAAAGCATCAATAGCTTCTTGTCCTGCCTCTTCGCCAGGTATACGGATGCTGTTACCGATATGTGATTGTGCATCTAGGAACTGCTTAGCAAGAGAGTCTACATCTTTGACAGATTCAAAAGCTTTAGCGCCTCGGATATCTTCTGGCAAACTTGCTCGCCAGTCTGCTGTGTCTGCAATAGTTGCTTCTGTGCTTACCGCTTCGTTAGTTTGTGCGTTTTCTTCACTCATTTGTATCAATCCTCAACAATTGATCTATATAAATAAACACATCATGTTTCCCAAGGTTTAAATGGGTTTCATGTGTATCGCCTTTGACAAAGATTTCATCGGGGTTTATATGCCCTTTCAAATCTTCCCAAACCTTTTTGCCGTTAGGCGTGCTAAATACTGATTGGTATAAAGCCGCTATATCGTTATTAACCTTTATTGTACTATGCATTTGGGTCGCCTTCTAATTCTTTTTTACCTTTACCAACTGCTTGCATAGCTTCACCGCCTGCTTTCATGTTTTCAGCTTCAAACTGTGCTTGTTGCTGTTGCGCTCTTTCTTGCCTTAGTGCTTGTACGTCTTCATCGCTATTCAAGTATGCAGCAGGAATGTTTAAATCAACACCTAAATCACGTGCCGCTTTATCTTGGTTAAATAAATCTAATACTTCAGGCTTGAACTCTGCAATACCACCAAGCAAGCCAAGATAGCGCTCTACATTAGCGACAGTGTCCATCTTTTGACTACGTGACATTGAGCCAACATAAGCAACATCTATATCACCGCCTTGCTCTTTAAGTGAATCAGGGATTTCTTTTAATTGGCCTGAGCGGAATAATATATTTAACGTTCGACTGATTAACGGGTCAAGCAAGTCTGATTGTAAACGGCCTAAAGTTGGCCCTAAGGTTCTTTGCATTAACTCCATACGTGCCATTGTTTCGGTTGCTGTCATTGCTGGCGAGTCTTTAAGCTGTAATTGGTCCATATAGAAAGCTTGCTGAATAGAACTGATTAAATCTTGTTTAGCTAATTGGCTTACGTCAAATCTAGCCTGTGAGTTTAATGTTACAAACTTTGCAGGGTCGCGCATTATATTTAAACCTGCAGGACGTTGGTCAAAGTCGCTTAGCAAGTTGTTCATGGTTGTAGCCCATGCTGGATCGATAACCTTTTCAGCACTACGCAAGATTAACTCAACTAACTGGTTAAGCGTCAACACGTCACTAAGCGCATTCATTGCGGGAGAGTTACCCCACTTTGATTCGCTGGTCTTTCTCCATCGTGGCGCATAAGCTGGCATTTCATAATAACCACCCTCTTCACCTAATGTTTCGCCACCTTCTTTTAGAATGTATCTAAATGCATAAGGACGCTTCTCAGGAGCAACAATGCCTTCAATAGATTTCTCGTCTATGTCTTTGCGTTTCCATATGCAATAAACAACTTCCATACGGTCTGTTTTACCTGCTGCATCCATGGCATTAATCTTTTCTGGTACACCATCTTCGCCAAACTTACTAATGATTTGTGAGGGCGTCCACATTAAGCGGCGGTAGAATGTAGCAATACCACCTTTGTGATCTTCCTCAAAATAAGCTTCTTTAATTGGCACTGCAGAGAATACTAAATCAATATCTTCACCGGTTAATTCGTCACCTGTGAACTCTTCAAGTACTACAGACGTACCATAACTAACCAGGTCTGTGTAACACTCGCTTATTTCAAGGTTAAAGTTAGACTCCTGCAAAGCATTATAAATACGGTCAGCAGTATCATCTAACCACTCTTTAGCCTCTTGAGTTTGATTAAGCGCATCAACACGAAATTGCAAATCAAACCAACGATAAGCAGGCGATGTAATAGAGCCGTGAATACTGGCTGATAGTGTTTGACAAGCATTTACAGCGGTAGAATCAAATATCTGACGCTGTCGCCAGTCTTGTTCATGCTCACTTGTTTGATTACGGAAGAACTGCCCACGATAAGGAACAACAAACTCTTCTAGTGTTTCCCATGTCGCGTCTAGTGTTTTGCGCTCTGCTGTTAGATGGTCTAACCGCTTAATGATTTGTGTGTTATTCATTACCCATAAGCCCTTTTAACTTTAATGTTGTTGATTATAGCATTACCGCGAGCAGTATTGAAATCAGGTCGCCAAGCTATAGCCATGTATCTAAATGAGTCCGCAATATCGCTCGCCCAATCATGCAAAGGATTATCTTTAAAGCGCTGCAGTTTCTCATCATACTCTTTACGATAGCCTTGCAATCCGTCTACTAGCTTAACCGTTTTATTCTTATCAAACTTAGCAACGCGTATCATACCTCTAGCAGCGTTAATACCATCTTCACGCGATAGGTTAGGGCATATCTCAACATAAAACCCTAGCTCTGCCGCTTGCTCTGATTTACGTTTACCCGTGAACTGTTCGCGGTTAGCTCCGTCATGAGGCCACCAGTGTTCATCATAATCATAAGGCAATTCCCTAAGCGTTTTAATCCACTCAGCTATTGATATGTTACGCCCTACTAGGAAATCTATAATGATAGGGTTGCCATCATCACCACGTTGGGTAAATACTATTGATGTCTGGTCATTGATACCGATATCCCAAAAGGTTTGCACTCGCTTAAGTGGGTCATGTGGATACTGACCAAACCTTTCACACTTCTGCATGTCTCTTAGTTCAGCGGTATAGTAAGCGCCCTCCATGCCACCTTCCCATGAACAGTAGTACTCTTGCTGAATCTTTTCCTCTGCCATGCCCATTTCCCTTTCCTCGTCTATATGCTCAGGACGTATAACAGGAGAGCCATCAGGTCGCTTTGTATCATCAATAGTTAATGTTTGAGCAAACCAACTATCCATTCTATTAGCCGCATCAAATAACTTTTTACCATGGTTATTGCCACGGGGCGTATATATGAAAAAAGCCCAACCGTCATTTTCATTCAGTATTGGGCTTACATAATCCCATGCTAAAGGGTTGGCTATTGAGTATTCAGAGAAGATTATTCCTACAGGGTTAGAGCCTACTAAACTATCAAAGTTGTCACTACCTACTACCTGGTAAATTGAACCGTTATGCATTTCGATAGACATATCGGATTCGTTTTTCTTTTTACGCATCCATTCAGGGAAAGCCTGGTCAATCATACGGCGACCATCTTTATCGATGCCCTTCCATATAACCTTTCGACCTTGCGCCTGTGTTGGCAGCATGTGCCATATAGTGCCAACTCTTAATTGACTAGCGACAGCAGCAAAGTTTAAACAAGTACTATCCTTACCCCCTCTACGATGCCATACACCTACACCGCGCTTTCTATCTAATCCACCTTTAAGCATATAGTTAAGCATAGGTTGTTGATACTCCCTAGCCGCCCAAGCATTAGGTAAATTATGATTCATTATTAATGCCTAGCGCTTCATGATCGATGTGAATATTAATGTCTTGTACGGTATCGTTCTCAACCTTATCGCGCCACTGTTCCGGCCTACGGTTCTTTAACCAAAAGATAGCGGCTGTATTATCTTGAATGCGTTTAGTTGTAACGGTTCGCTTCATGCCATCTTCGCTATGCTCTTCCTTTACCTCGTCATAGTGATAACCAATAGCTCTATCGTACAAAGCAGCCTCTACCTTATCATCGCTAAACACCTTGCCAGCCTTTAAGGACTCTGAAAAGCTTGGGTGCTCTAGCTTCCATTTATGGATTGTAGATTCTGCAACATCAAAGAAATCAGCTAGTTGCACATCAGTAGCCCCTAGCTTGCATAGTTTAGCCGCTTGAACGTTGTATTCTTTCTTATACTTGGTTGGCCTTCCGTTTGGCTTTTGTTCTCCGTTTTGTTTTTTACTAGTCATAACTACCTCAGCTTAGTCATTGTTATCGTTCTTCTAACCTAAAAAAGCTCCCGCTTTCCATGGTTACGTTGTTATTTCCTGTATTATTTTTAACCTGTAGCTGTATGTAATCATTTTGATCTAGTATCCCACCAAAAATCAAGGTAAAGAAAGCTACATCTCTACCGCCTACCAGTGAGTTAACTGGCCTAATACTTTCTGTATATGTTAATGGAGTAAAGGCGCTTGCTGAGTCATCCCACTTCTGCCACCTTACTGCTAGCTCGTTATTAGGCGAAGATTCTAGAGTTATACTAGCTGTTAACTGAAATTCCCTAGGCGAGTTACCATTGTGTGTTAGCTTACCATCCGCAGACGCTGAAAAATGCTCTAATCCGTTACCTGTAAAAACACCTTCGATTGTGTACCATGTAGAGCCAGCAGAAACAACCGTTAATTCTTCGCTTGTTACGCTTGTGGTTCCTCCTACAAAAGTATTCTGTAATCCGTTGTTTCCTTTCCAGGAAGAGCACAAATCTTTCTTATCCACGTTTGGCGTTAGGTTTGAATCCCCTGCTTTATAAATTCCGTCTCTAGTAATTTCACAACCTTGCAGTTGTAGTGTACTAGGGTTTGGGAAGTTTACTGGCTGAAAGTCAAGTAATGGCGCTAGTGCTGGCAAATCACAATTTATATCTGAAAGGAATCTACTGTTCATTTGAAACAAAGTACCTTCTTTAAATAGTGGGTCTGTCATTGTGCCGGACAAACCTCTTACTATTGATGTAGTAATTCGATAACCACCTGCCCACAACCCATGCAAAGTTAAAGTAGGTGATCCACCAAACCTACCAGTACCAGACTCTAAGCCCTGTCTGTAGTCGTACAAGTCACCAAGAGATGTGCAGTTGTTGTAGTTGATTCTCTCAAATTCAAAAGCCTCATTACCAGTCGTGCTATAAAGCTCATAAACCTTACTATTTGTACCGGTTACAGATATTAGGTAATCAGCGCCTAAAACGTCACCAGACTTAACAGTTAAACTTTCAGACTTAAACATGACGTAATTGCTTGCGCTTGAAGTTAAGCCGCTAATATTAAAATCATACCCTTTTATGTTTATACCGCCAACAGGGACTGTGATTTCATTAGAACCCATGTCAATGATACCATCAAGAAAATACTCCTTAGTGCTATCTATAACACCAGACAAGTCACTAGCAGACCTAACAACAATTCGATTAGTTAGTTCTGTTTCATTAGTGACCGCGATAGTCTCGTTTATTTTTTCTCTTACTTCATTGTGATTTATCTCACCTGTTGGTGATGCTGGTAGTGTAGTAATAGCCATGATTTATCCTATCCATTCTTCTAAGTCTACCCATGGGTCTGCATCAATCCACAAAGTGGCAGATGCGGCCGTAGGGCAGGCAATCCAATATTGATTGAGCATATCCTCAGTAGCTCCCGTATAACCTAAACTATTTAACCATGCGTTTCTGGCGTCAGAGTATGTCGAATAGGGAAAGCCTTGTATTACCAAGAACTCTTCCCATGCGTCATTTCTATTGTCAGAGGTTGCGCCTTCAGACTGAAGCCAAGCCAATTCCATATCCGGCATAGCTTCTTGTGTTATTCCGCTAACTAAAAAGCACGTTAGCCTGTTATCATTTAAACTCAATTTTAAAACTCCGAACCCCAGCGGTTGATGTTTTATATCTGTAGTGAAAGAAGTTAACTAATTGCTTGATTTTACTATCTTTTGTTTTTCGCTGCTTTTATCATAAAGCTCAGCACCTGCACTTAACAATAACGCACCAAGTATAACAGGGGCAATAACGCGAGTTAACCACCAGAAAAACCAGCTTTGCATTTTTCTAGCCGTATCGATTACCGGCTTATCATGCTCTTTGTATGAATCAATAAAGGCGTTAACTTTTTTATTTATTTCTGCCGCGTCACTTTCCATTTTTTCATTCATGGCAATAACATCTTCAGATAAGGCTTTATGCTTTTCTTGTTGGTGTATATCTCTTTCATTGCGCACAGCATTATCTTTAACAACATCACCAATAGCCTCGGTTAACTTGGTGATTCCGTTTGCCATATTCTCAATGGCTTTCTCGACCCTTATTAATCGATCTTGCATGGTGGTTACTTCTGGTTACTGTATTTAACCTTGATTATATCAGCAAATGACAAAGTAAGCACTATTGCGCGCGTTAAGCACAACAACACTAAGCAGATGTTTGATACTGTCACCAATTCTTCTGTATGGTATAAGCGTACAGATAAAGAGAATATGAGCGTATAAAGCAAGATGCTCGATATGGTTGTAAATAATTGTTTCATGCGTGCCATATATCCCATCCATGCCGTAATGGTAAGCATCGTAAGCGAGTGTTATTGATAGGATTAAAATTATACCACAAGCTAACTTTTGATAAAATGTCAGAGCATTGCAAGAAATTACATAACTGTAAGTGGCAAACGTTAACAGGTATAAACTAGCTTCACTTAGAGGATCGAATAAAGCTGCATCAAATAGCAAGCAAGAAAAGAAAAAGGCAGCTATGAAAGCCGCCCTTTTAATCAATACAGAAACCAGTACGTAAGCAGTAAATAAAATACTATTTACGTTTAGGTTTAGGCTGTGTAGTACTAGAGCGCTTTCGTTTATCGCCTGAGACGTAATTAACCATTGTGATAAATCCATGATTGTAAGGGCCTTTTATTATACTACTTTTTCATGCCGATTAGGAAATAAAACGCCATCAAGCCATTAATTAACAGATTAATGTCACTTTGTAAGAATGCCGAAACATCACTAGCAAGCAACATACAGGCATCTATGTTTAACATCCTGCCGAATATAGTCGCTATTAACCAAGTGTTAGCAAGTAAGAACCACTCAATAGTAATTAATATTGCCATCATTCGCCTTGTTGGTGATTGGTGTTTGGTTGCGTTAGCATGGTCAAGTATAAACTGCGCTTGCTCTTTAGGTGTCCAATCAGTTCCGGCTAGCTTATCAACTATTTTTAGTGCACTTTCACCCACTCCATCAAAACCAAATATTGCTTTTATTCCTGACCATATACTCATAATTAATGCCTCTCTATGGTTAATGTAAAGCTTTCGCCGCCTAACAAATTCATTAGCTTGACGTAAGCATTTTTACTCGATAAGCCTGCAATGTGAGTGCCTTTCATGGTATTAAGCACGCCGATAGTAGACGCAGGCACGATGCAACCCTCAGTATCAAGCGTTGTATTACCTTTGTGTATCAGTATATCAGTTCGGCCTGTTACATTGCGGATTTTATAGCATGGGCCGTACTTGGTCGAGTTAGTCATTTTAACCATGTACTCGCCTGCCGGAATGCAACTTATGTTTCTAGCATTCTTCAACCAGGGCAATTCCATTGTATAACAAACCATATCTTTGTCATGATACAGCTTACCCGTTGTACATAAATTATTTGAAAATGTTATCAGTTTAAGTTTTTTCATCTTCAGCCTTTCTAAGTTAGTTTTTATCAATGGCAGTTTATTACCTGTTGTTAATCTTTTCATTATTCCTTCTTTCCACGGGAAAACCATACCAACCTGTAAATCAAACACTAAACCAGAAACTTAACTTAACTGGTCTAATGTGTGAAAGGCGGATTAATTCCGGTTATCACAGTGTTATGTTGCTTTCATTTTATCTAATCGTTTTTGCCTACGCGCCAGTTCTCGCAAGCGCTTCTTTTTCTTCTTATCTTCTTTCTTGTTATCGTAATATTCTAACTCTTTAACTTTTGGTAATGCCTCGATAGCATTAGCAACCTGTGAGCTAACTAATCCTATACCGGCAAAACATATTTTTTTCATAATAAATCCTTATCGCAACATAAAAACCAAATAAACAGGGACAGTGGACTGCCCGTTATTTAAAAGGTTATATTTTTCTTGCATAGTAATCAGTGCAAACAGTCCAATCATAGGGATTTACCGTATTGCTGTTGTCTATGAATAGGTTGTTAATTCCTACAAAAACCCCGACCTCTTCAAACATTTTTACAGCAACAGCTTTAACATCATCAGCTTTAGTTTCCATCAACACCATTACGCACAATCTTTCATTATCCACTTTATACTCCAAAATATAACAACCAACCCCAAAGGAAAAATACTGTTCGCTTCGCTAATTTCGTTCACCGTTTAATTAAAGGTTATAGCCAAGTACCACACCATTAAGTTATGGCACTTTTCGCATTTGTATTTACCTCTGCCTTTATCTAGAGCGTAATAGCCACAACCAGTAAATAAATTATGCTTGCAATATCTACATCTTCTATCTGTGTGTACTGTAGCTATTTTCATTTCATTACCCTTTTTCTTCAATGTTGGCTTTCTTGTCTAGCCAAATCATGAGTAACACCAATACAGCTATAACTGGAATTGCGACGCCTACCCCCACCATAAACTGATAAAGAATAGGGCTATCAACTCTTACCATCCACGGAGCCAAGAAGAAAAAGAAACAGTACACAGCCAACAAAATTAAAGCCTGAGCTACCCTGTATTTATTCATTTTATACCTCTGTTTTTGTATTGATTTTGTTTATAGGTTGCAATCAGCATCCGTGCTGATATTGCGTTAACTTTTTAAAATGGCGGTTGATTGTCGTTAGGGTAGCCACCTGTAGGAGCAAAACCGCCTTGTTGCTGCTGTGGCGCTTGCTGTTGAGGTGCCTGTCCTTGTTGTTGGAATCCACCTTGAGATGGTGCTTGCTGTTGGAATCCGCCTTGAGCCTGTTGTTGTGGTGCTTGACCTTGTGGCGAATTAACAAAACCTAGCTTAGCATCTTGAATTAATAACTTAGGGTACTGAGTGTTACTCAAGTCTAAAATTAACCCTGTACCACTAACCTGTACAATTGCACCTTCAACTAATGCGCTTCGGTAGAAATCAATCTGTGCATCTTTCGCAAATAAAGCAGCATCGTAATTAGTGTAAACGTTTTGCTTTGTTTTAAAATCATAGTTCTTTTCACCAAGACCTACAAAGAATGTTACCCCGTTTTTTCCTGGGTGCTCGTTAGCTGGGCGGTTTAGTTTTGCTGTTACTGAATGACTCATTTTCTATTTACCTTCTCTAGTAGTTAATTGTTGTGTTTGGTACTTTGTTATCTATAAGTGTTTGAGTAGCTATCGTTGCATCCTCAAAGCTTACACCTGCATCAACAAAGCTCTGAAATATAGCTCTGTTTATTGTTCTTACATGGTCAACATTTGCTAGCCGTGCGTTTTCTGCGTTTATTTTATCCTGCTCTTGCTTCTCACCTAGCGCAGCAAGTCTATCAACAGCCTTCTTTAGTGCCTCAGCCTCTATTCGCTTTGACTCTTCTTTAGCTGCCTTTACCTCTTGCTCGCGGTCAAACTCAAAAGTCTTATTCATTAGCAAAGACATTTCATGATCTAACTCGTATTGCTCAGCATCAAGAATCGCCTGTTTACGTGCTTTTTCAGCATCAAGAATCTTTTTACGCTCTGCCTTATGCTCATCAATCAGCAAGGTAAAAGGCAAGTTGGCAATTTCTAACCGCTCTTTAATGTCTGCCGCTTCTGCTTCTACTTGTAGCTTGTAGTTTTTACTGGTATCAATACGAGCGCGGTCTAGCTTTTTAAGTAGCTGATTAATGCTTTCAGCCTTTTCTTTTACGTACTTGCGTTGCTCTGGCTCGTTCATATCAACATATAAACCGGTGTACTTTTCTGATTCCAGCTTTAGCTGTTCAAGCGCATCATTAGTTGTTATCCCATCAAATATTACAATATCCACTTACTTACCCCTCCGCCATTTTATTCAGCTTGTTAATTCTTTCATCACCAAGACTTTGCCATACACTGGCTATAGTTGTTTGCCAGTGATCACCGATATACTTAACATCATTAGTCTGTATTGCTTGATCAATCATAGCTATAGCCGCCTCTATCTCTTCGCTATTATCAACACTTGGGATATCTTCACCAGCATAGATGTACAACCCTAAACCAAACATAGCTAAATTCTTTGTTAGGCAGCGCATAATAGCGGTATTGATATCGAACATACTAGCCGCCTTACACTCTTTCTCCTTGTACTTGGTGGAGTACGAGTAAGCTTGAGACTTCATAGCCTTGTTTGCGCCGTCAAGCACTGGTAGGTGCATTGGTATGGTCAACCCGTCAACTGTAACCTTTGTTGATACCATATAACCCAGTACATCATCAGCAAGATACGGCTTTCCGTCATAAA